GCCTTATGGTATTCTGCGAATCAACTGGCAGACCAAGAAGTTATAATAACAATACTAATGGCACGCAGGATATTGGTCTCTTTGCTATGAATGATACTACTTGGACGTGGCTACAAGATAAATTAAAGTTTACTGGCGATAGACGAGACCCAGTACTAAACACTAGAATTGCTAGTTGGCTTTTCTATAATGACGGAAGGGGGAAACATTGGTACAGTTCAGAACATTGTTGGGACTATGATTTTTGACGAAGTAATATTAGACGTTTTAGATGAGGAGTTAAATGATACAAACTTACAATTTTGCAGAACAAGACAAGGTTGGAAAAATGGGAGAGCAGTTAATACTAAAGCATTACAATACTCTCACAGACGAAACAGGAAACAAATATCACGCAAGACCAACTCGTATGTCCGAACAACTACAAGGTGCAGATATTTGGGTGTTCAACCAAGAACTAAAAGACAATTACATAGAGGTCAAAACAGATACGCAAATAGCAGATACAAACAACGTAGCGTTGGAGTATCTTATTGAGCAGGAGAATGGAGACTTACAGATTGGTTGTCAGATGAAAACCTTTGCAGACTTTATGATGTACTGGAGTTATCCAACTAACTTTGTAAGGTTTTGGAAACCAAGAGTACTACAACCATACTTGTTAACTTGGATTAAAGAAGATAAGTACAGAACTATAAAGGTTATCAATGAGAACGCACAAGGTAACAAATGGTTTGCTCATTGTTTACTTGTACCAGTATCAGAGTTTGATAAACTAAAGTTTGTAAATAACTTTTTAGTAAGTATGGACATAGTAGAGAGTGTGTTAAGTGAGTGATATAGAGTGGCAACCTGATGAAACATTCTCTGACTACAAGAGAAGGAAGCACGCAGGGTTACAAGGTATGGGACAAAAGACTGTGAAGAATAGAGAAGATTGGTCAGACAATCAAAAGCGTGGGCTAACTAATAAGAACAAAGGTCGCAGGAAACAAAACCTTGCTAGGAAGAAGCTCAACATACCTGACACAAAGTTTAGAAGCCAAATGGGTAACGAGGAATCTTGGAAGGGCGAAGTCAGAGTAGAAGTCAAAGCAGGTCAGCAAGTTAAAACAATATGGAGTAAGTATCTTAAAGCTAAAGAACAATCAGATACAAACACAAGCATTGGAGATACAAGACCATTCCTCTTTGTTGCTATGCCTGACGGTACATCTAATGGCTTGGTTGTTATGGAGTTAGACAAGCTTGAGGAGATTGTGTTTGCCTTAATAGAGACTTGGGACAATCAATAAACTGACTTAGGCGTAGACTTAGGCGTTATAAATTATTTTACAAAATAATAAAAAAATATTACAAAAAAATAAAAAGTCTGCGTATATCTATTATATGAGAGAGAAAACAAAAAAGGGGATAGATATGTTAAATAAAGAATGTACTAAAAAAAACTGTTCTGACAGAAACGGTGCTAAAGGAATAGTCCGTAGGTTTGGTAAAACAACTATCAGTATTGAAACAGGGAAAAGATATTTTCAACCAGTTTACAAATGTTGGTTATGTAAAAAAATATATTATGTTGGTAAGAAAAGTCAATGTTTATACTAAACAGTCCCAAACAAATCCTAATTAAATACCCTAATATGTCCTAATCATAATCTATAATTAAAGTAGTTAAAAGACAGGACGCAAATGACACTTAACGATTATCTTGAAAAGTATGAGAGACCACAACAAAAGTATGGTTACTTTTACTCTACTGAACAAAGAACTTCACAATGGGAAGAAGTTCTTAGTGCCTTAAACAAAGGCTATCTTGACACAACTCCACTTGTTGATTACTTAGTTGATGAATGTGGTTGGACAGGAGTCGCACCCAAGACAATAAGGAATCGCATTAATGAAGAAAAAAACAGAATCCGAAAAGCTAAATCAGTTTCTTGAACTCTACCAAGACAAAGAGTCTAATAAGAAACTAGCAAAACAAAAATATCCGATTGGTTGGCAACCACACGCAGAGTATGACCCTAAGTCTAACAAAGGTACATTAGTCTCTCGTGGTACACAAGACCAAGAGCCTGAGTTTGCCACGCTACTACTTGAGTGGGGCTTCGACCCAAACGAATATGAGGTAGTGGGAAATTTGCAAGTGAGAACTTGGGATATGAATATGGGTGGTGGAGAGACCCAACAGGCTTGGTACTACAAAGCAGACATTAGAAAAAAAGTACCTAGCTTAGATACAGACTATGGTCAGCTTCTTAAAGAGATTAAATCTTACAAGCCTAAGACTGCACCAGTTAAAAAAGGTAACACGGCTTTTATGTACTATGTTGCAGACTGGCAAATGGGTAAGAGAGACGGAAAAGGTAGTGAAGGTATTGTCTCTAAAGTTCTTGACTCACTTACAACTGCTAATGCAAGACTCAAAGAATTGCAAAAGACTGGGCATAAGATTGACGAAGTGTATGTCATTGGTCTTGGAGATATTGTAGAGAACTGTAACTTATCAGGTTGGTACTCAAGCCAAGTTTGGAATACAGACTTACATCTTAGAGACCAAATAACAGTTGCAAGAAGATTGCTTTGGAAGATAGTAAAGAACTTTGCAGACCAAAACTACACAGTCATTCTCTCAGGAGTAACTTCTAATCACGGTCAAAATAGAAGTGGTAAACAATCTTTAACAACAGAAGAACTCGACAACCTTGACTTACAGATACTAGAACAAGTTGGAGACCTAGCGTATGAATCTAGTTACAAGAATATTAAAGTTGTTGTACCTGATTCTCCACACTTACTCTTAGATGTCAAAGGTTATGCTATGGGTTTCACTCACGGACATCTTACGGCAGGTGGTGGAACGCCTGCAAAGAAGATAGAGAACTGGTGGAAGGGTCAGATGTTTGGATTAAACGAAGCAGGAGACAACCCAGTTGGTGTTGCTCGAATGATTGTACACGGTCATTATCATCACTTTACTGCCGTTCAGCAAGGTGGAAGAACAATTATGGGAGTACCTGCTATGAGTCCTTCTGATGATTTCCAAACAAGAACTGGTTACTCAACATCAATGGGTGTTGTAACTATGACTGTAACTAAAGACGGTTGGGACAACCTAAAAATCTTGTAGTTTTTCTATACCATAATCTCAGATTATGTGTAGTGTTTTCTAAAATACTTGCAAACTTAATTTGTAAATATAATCAAAGATTGTATTGTTATGTATATAGAGATTAAGAGTCAGTCTCTCAAAATAGCAAGACTCCAAAGTGAGAGCCACACTATAAAACGAGGGGCAAGGCAAACCTAACTCAAAAGCAGAGAGCTTTTGTGAGCATATTGGATTGTTAATACGCAGATGAGCAAGTCGCACTTGCTACTGGTAAGGCAGTAAGACATTTGAGCAGTAGAAACACGCAAACCTTAAGGCGAAAAATAACAGTATGCTCTCACAAAAGTTCTTTGTAACTGAGTTCTTATGGATATGAGTAGTTGTTTGGCAAGTTCGTTGGTAGTCTTAGACGAAGTATCGGTTGTACCTGATACTGCGAATGTTAGATGTAAAGAGTATTTAAGATAATTTAGCGAGAAATTTACATTGTTAAAGCATATATTGATTCGAAGCAATATGAACTCATATAAGGCGAAGGTCTAGTTTAGCTACGACATCTAGAGGTACTTATATGAAGCAAACATATACGCTCATATCCGTAAGGACTCAGTAATTGAGAATACTTTTGTGAAGCTCGACAAAGTCGATAGATATAAAAATCTACACACGAAATCCTGACGAGTTGCTTTTAACATGAGAACAGATAACCCTGTGGGGTTAGGTTTTAGAGCTGATACCAATAACAAACAGAACGAACTTACTATTTAATGAAAAACGAATAGGGGTTGAGCAACGGGAAAGGCGAATACCCGAAATCATAAGGGGAGTAGGAACTAGCTAGATGTGGCTTCGCAAAAGTATTTTTAAATAAAAGATTGCATAAAACAAATCAGAGATTAACATATAAATATAGAAACGGAGTTGATATGACAGATGAAATTAGATATATAGGTTTTATATCAGGACGGGTAGATATTCTAGTAGAACAATCTACTGGTAGAGAATATAAATCTAGTGGTTGGATAAAACTAGAGCCTGTATTGAGCTATCAAAGACCTGCTACGGTACTTAAAACAGTAGCAAACTTAAACCGAGAAAAGTTCCAACAGTTTAAGTTTACAATATCACAGGGAACGTATGATAGGATAAGAATTGGAGAAGAAGAATGATGAATGAGCAAGACTTTTTATGGATATTGTTTTGGTCTTTTTCTGCATTAGCAGGGATAGGTATAGTGTTTATGATTATAGAAGAAGTAACACTAAAGTATTATCCACACTTACATAAGAGCGAAGCTAGTCTTAGTGAAGCTCTTGATGAGTTGTATGAAGAACTACAAACACAAAAAGAAATAAACGTAGCAGAATATTTAAAGGAGAGAGTATGACGCAAGATATATTAGGCACGGCAGAGATTGGACAATGGCTTGGAGTTACAAGACAAGAAGTAGCCCAATGGAAGTTTCAAGGTAAATTACCTGAGCCTGACCACCAATTAAAAGCAACGCCAGTATGGAATAAGAAAACCCTACTAGATTGGCGAGAAGATAACGAATGGGTTGAAGATAGAGTTAATTCAAGTAAGGAGTTAGTAAATGGATAACAAAGATAAATTAATTGTACGACAAGTAGCAATCAAGTCAGCAATAGAATTGGCAAGTAGTGGTTACCCTACACTCAGTTCTAATGATGAGATATTTAAGTTTGCACAAGACATAGAAGATTGGGTTTTGAATCCGTTTGCTCAATCTACTACTTCTGTTGTTAGTACACCTGCCACGCAACCAAGCCAACCAAATGTGTCATCACATAGCCCAGTTGGTCAAGTAGAGCTTAAATGCCCTTCTTGTGCGTCTAAGGTGTACGACAACAGGTTTGATAAGAAGTCAGACAAAAGTCCTAACTTCAAATGTGGTAACAAACAATGTACGGCAGGTAATAATGGTTTTCCTTTTGCTAGTTGGTCAGACGAGCCACCAGTAGAATGTTTGCCTAATCATCAAGAGCCAAGTATTCCAGTAGCAAAGTCAATGGACGAGCTAGAGGAAAATGTATCTCCCTTTTGATACGTACTGGTCTAAGTGAGTCCTAGACGCATAGGACTCACAAAGACTTACAATACAAATAAAGAAACGGAACTTAAATGAAAATAGAAGCAGATAATTATTTTGCAATAATACCTGAGTGGATATTAGACGCAGACATTAGCCCAAGAGCAAAGAATCTATATTGTATCTTGTGGACTTATGCAGATAGAAAAGACAACTCTTGTTTTCCAAGTGTAACCACTTTGTCAAAGCGAGTAGGTGTTAGTCGTGCCAATACACACAAGCTCATCAATGAGCTACTGGACTTGGGTGCTATTACAAAACAAAACAGAGTTAAGGATAATGTAAAGCAAACCAATCTATATTTCTTAATAACAAGCAAACCTAGTGTCGCAGATGATAGTACTACATCTAGTAGTATCGTAGATGATACGAGGGGTAGTACTGCTGACGATACAAGGGTAGTATCGGAGACAATACATAGAACTATAACCAATGAACAAAAACCAATAGAACAAGAATATGTGGACGAGCCACAAGTAAAGAAGATTGAGGAAGATGTACTGAAACAACGCAAGGCACTTTATCGAGTCTTTGTTGATGAATTAAATTATGAGCCAAGAAGTCAAATGGAGAAGTCAGGTTGGTTTAAAGTTTGCAAGGAGTTAACTGATGTTGGTGTTACAACTGATATGCTCAAAGGCTCAATTCTCGCCTACAAGAAACATTGGAACAACATAGACATCACGCCATACGCAATCAACAAATGGTTTGGTAAGTTTGAAGCTCTAGGCAAAGATGAGATACGCAAACAACAAATGGTTGAGAATCCTGAACTAATCTGCGAAACACAAGGTTGTAACTTTATAGACCACGACTAC